GGGTAAACGCCCAAAGTCGTTGCATCAGATTAGCGTCTGAAGTCGCTGCACTAGGAAAACGCCTAGAGTCGTTATTGGGCCTGCTCGTAACGGGCCTTTGCATCCAGGATTTCACGCTCAGCTTCGCGTAAGCCCTGTATGATTCCGCAGCATTTAGAGTAGTCTGCAAAGTCCTTGCATGAGCCTGCACTTAGGTGATCGGCTACACTCTCTATCTGCTCTTTAATATTTGATCGTAAATAATCAAATATGTCCAGTTCTTTTATTTGTCATCTCCCATCGTCTGTTTGGCTATTTCAATGCCAAGCTTAACGCCTTCAATCTGTTCTTCTGAGGCAATCTTTGCGGATTCTAGCTCTTCTTTGCTATTGGTTTCAGCTATTTTTGCACCAATTTCCGCAGTTTTTATCCTTCCATCCTGTTCAAGCTTCTGCATATCTAGCTGTATTTTAGCCATATCAGCTTGGGCTTTTCTTTGAACGTCCTGCTCTTTGATCTTAAGCTCTTGCATCTGCATTTGAATAACAGGATCTTTTAACTGCTCCTCTGCCTGCTTCATTTGCTGTTCTTTCTGAGACTTGCCAGACAACTGTGCCGCCGCTGGGGCAACAAGTCTTGATATTCTGAACTCAATATCCTCAGGAAGGCTTTCTTCTGGGGTCGGAAGCTCAACGCCAAGCTCTTTTTCAATCTCAAGCCTGTACTGGAACGCCAAATGCTCTTGAACGTGTGCGGCCATCTCTGCTATTGCCTTTTGTGCGTTGGGACTCTTGCCCATAATCTCCATAACTTGGGGATCTTTGGTTAATGCCATGTGAGTTTGTATGTGGGCCTCGTGATCTTGATAGATAAACGCCTTAACTGGCTTACCGTTGATGATATCCATGTTTTCACTAACAGGATCGGTAGGCTTCATGTCTTTTTCGGTGGGTACTATCTGATCTGCGTCCTGAATGCCCAAAACATCCAGCATTTGACGGTGTAATAGCGGCATATCGTACATTTCTGGAGCCTGTGCAGCCAATTGAAGGGCCGCTTGGTACTGCATAATGCGCTGAGACATGGTTCCAGCGTTAGGATCGCTAACTGGGATGATATCTACGCGATCATCAAAGTCTTCAGAGACGATTGGGTCTTTATCTTCCAGATATGGGTACTGTTTTGGCCCAAAGTCCCTTACACAGTGACTTAAAAGGCGTAATTCTATCCTCATAGAGGCGTGTAAACGGGCCTGAATGGCGCTCATTACCTTCATAGAGCGTTCTAGTATCGCCAAAGTCGTGCCAACTGGCGCTTCAGCGTTCATATCTGCCGCTTTTACGTCAGCAGCAGAGGCAAATCTGCGTCCTTCTTCTACAATATCGCCTAACAACTGATATAAAACATTGCTTGGCTCTTTGTATGGAAGAAAACTGATGTTATCCCTGATTGCACCACTGGGAACGTCTACATCTCTGAACTCCCCAGGCATAATCGGGGTGTCATCGCCCTTGATTCTTAGCCCTCTGGCCTTTAATCCACCAGGTAAATTGGATAATGTGCCTGCATCAACCAACTGACGAAGCAATGAGGTCGCTGATTTGGCCAGACCACCTATCATGTGGATCAAGCCAAACCCATAAAACCCTAATCCAGGGATATACTGGTAGTGAACGAAGTGTTCTCTCTTCGCTTTTAAGGGATCACCCTCGTACCAGTTGCGTCTAATCGATAAAATCTCACGAGAACCTTGATCAATAGAGACTACATAAGGCAATTGAATGCCTGTAGGCTCACCTTTGTCTGAATCTTCAAAGCCAACAAGATCCAAATTAACGTGCATCTCAAGGATCGTGTGCCTTGAGTCGTATTCATAGCTGGTGTTGTCGCCAGTTAGGGTATTGTATTTTTCTTCTACCCGATCAATATCAGGTGAAGCTGTCTGTATTTCTATGTCTTTGTAAAAACCCGACACCTGAAGCTTCCTGACATCGTTAGGGCTGCGTTTCATGATGTGGGTGGATCTTTCACAGGTACTAAGATCAGAGGCCCCATAGCTCACTACAAAGTCTTCTGAGGGCACAAACATACTACACGGTCTTTCCATGTTGGGATCGTAGTAAACTTTTCTAAAGGCGCTACCCGCCAAAGGCAAAGAAAACAACATTTTCTCTGTCTCTGATCGATACTCAGTCATCTGTTCTGTTAACAGATAGTTTAGGTAGTCCTGAACCCTAAGAGCCTGCTTTTCCTTTTCATCGGTCATCTTGCCGACTATTGATGTTTTTACAGGGCCTCCCGCTGGGAATATCTCCTGTATCGCCTGAGACTGAAACTTAATTACCGACTCAGAAAGAAGGGGGTGAAATACGCCACAAGCGCCATCCCAAGGGGTTGTCCTGTCTTCATGCTTTAAACCAAGCAAATCTAGGCCATCCACATAGGATCTTTCCCAATCCGATCTGCTTTCCTTGTCTGACTGAAATAACCCAATTAGCTCTGAGGCAATTGAGTGTAGTTCGTTATCGTCAATAACCTCTGCCAGATTTGCATCATGGGGAAGCCTGCCAAGCTCATAGAGCGTGGAAGCATCTGGATCAAAGTCAAGGATTACCCCTCCATCTTCGGTCTCAATAGATACCGACTCAGGGTTCTCGATCTCTATCTCCAAGGCATCTTGCTCCTGATCTAGGTAGCCTAGAGGGTTTCCTGTCATTGACTTATCTACAGCCATTTAGCCATTCTTCCTAAATGCTTGGGGTCTGGCTGCGCCACTGCCTCTGGCGACTCCTCCGCCAGCGGTGCCTTTAGATTTCATCTTGCCGCCAGCAGCCATACCTTTTGTCTTTCCACCTTTAAAATAACCTTTTGTAGAGGGCACAGATCCACCCCCAGCCATTTTACCTTTACCATCGGCAGCAAAAAACGGAACCTGTTTCCCGTCCTTTTCAACCATCTTAAGCTTTCCGCCAGCGGCCATTCCTTTTGTCTTGCCGCCTCTCATGTAACCTTTAGATTTCTTCATCTAAATCCTCTGCGTATAAGTTGTTAAAAACCTTATTTACATCCAGCGTGTAGTCTAGATCTGACTTACTGTAATGAATATGCTGTGATGGCCTGAAATCCGGCGCACCTTCTCCTGTCTCAAACCATGCGGGGTGTGTCACCCTCACACGATTGTTGGGTAATGCCACAATATTCCCTGTCCATTTGCCGGCATCCAGCAACTCCATGACATGAGACTGCTTGTGTTGCGCTGGGTCATCCGCTATCTCTGAGTCCGTATAATCTACCGTAAAGTAGTATTTTGCCGGATAAAGCTTGTTATCGATCTTTGCAAGCCAAGGACACGGGGTTGCCCTGTCCAAGACATAGACACTGTGTGTCCTTGACGAGCAATCCCAGGGTTGTGCTGCCCACACCTCCATCGGTTCAGGCCATTCCTCAAATGGGGTATCTGCCACTAAAGCTGTAATCGGCATCCTGGCCCACATCGCGCCACCATGAATATTCGGTTCATCGGTGTCATAGGTCTCTGCTCCAGTGAATATCAACTGGAAACTCAGGCATCTACAAGGCATCGAGGTAACCGCGATAGCCATCGCATGAATAAACTCACCATGATATTTCTGGTGGTTGTGGGTGTATTCTTTCCTAACCCAGCATTTAAAATGCGGGATATTGCTTTGCAGGAAAGCCATCAGGCTCCTTATCTGGGTTTTGCTGTACCGTCCATCCTGACCCTGCCGCCCGTTTTCATACTACGGTGCCTTTTTTCATGGGCAACAGTTGTTGTAGGTGGTCTTTCGACCTCGGTATACGCTGGTCTAGCCTTTTTTACCTTGGCTGTACCTCGTCTACTCTGTTTTGTTCTGCCAGCGGCCTTTCTTCCTGACGCTGTTAACGATTTAGGATCCAATGACTTAGAGGAATCACCCCTTTCACGATCCAGCTTTGTGCCTTTTAAGCCGCTTGTAGGCTTGCGTCTCTTTGCTTCTTTTTCTTCTCTAAGCTTCATTAGCCTGAAGTAGGCGGGTTTTTTCTTGTCAGACATAATAATCCTAGTAGTAGTTTGCTTTTCTCTGGTAAAAAGGCTCGTCCTCTTCGTCAGAGTTTAGCTTCAAAAAGCCTCCCTGCCTGAATCTAAGCAGCGCCTGTGTGGATGAATCCACCAGATCGTCATGCTCTCCGGCAGGAAATGCCGCAAATTCCTCGATCACTTCCTCTGCATAGCGCAGTTTGGGTGCCCATACTATCCCTGATGCAAATAGATCTGCAACGGCATTCACACGGGCTATTTTGTCGTTTCCCCTCGAAGGCGTGTATTCGCTTACAGGGATACCCATCGCCCTTAATTCAAATATCAACGGTGTCCCAGCGGCTTTAGCCTCCACCACAAAGGCATCAGGTTGCCACTCAGACCAGTATTCATAGGCTTTTTTCTTAAGTTCTGGGAACTCAAGACGCTCCTTAAATGAATCCATTAGTATGATATTAGGCTGTTGAAGGCCCTCATCATCTGTCTTGTAGAACACACCCCACGTTGTACAGGCTGAGTAGTCTGAACGCTGGGTCTTTAAAAATGCTGTATCCCAGGACTGTATAATGAACTCACAAGGGGGTGGCCGATCCTCCTCCCATTCACGCCACCATTCCCTTTTAACCAGTGCGCCCTCTTCTGAGGTAGGATTCTGCTGGTACTGGGCATTCCATTTAGGGGAAGGAAGTTCGTTTCTCAACGACTCCAATTCCTCTTTTGGCCAGAACTCAGGCCACAAGGGGTTCCCTGAGGGCATAATTGCCGGAAACTCGATCAGCTCCCACTCATCTGTGCCGGATCTTTGTAGTGATGATTTAAGTATCTGTCCCGTCAAATCACGCTTATGCCATCGTGTCATCACCACAACGATAGCTCCACCTGGCTGTAAACGCTGCCTAGGGCCGGATGTGTACCATTCATAGACCTTGTCAAAAACTGACGGGTCTGCGCTTTGACCTTCTTGCTCGCTGTGAGGGTCGTCGATAATTAGGAGATCTGCACCTTTTCCTGTTACAGCACCACCAACACCGATAGCGAAGTATTCACCACCTTCATTGGTACTCCAACGGCCTGCTGCCTTGGAGTCGGCCCTTAAGGCAACTTTAGAAAATACCTTCTTGAAATCATCACTATCTACTAGGTTACGAACCTTTCTACCAAATCCAACGGAGAGTTCTGCGGTATGGGCGGTC